CAGGAGACGATGGCGAAGGCGCTGGCAAGGCTCGCGCAGCAGTACGGCGCGATCATCCTCCTCGTCGCGCACAAGCGGAAGACAGACCCGAAATACGAATCGGACGAAAATGACGATGTGCTGGGATCGTCGGAGATCACGAACCTCGCCGGGACGGTGCTGAGTTACGAGCGGAGCCGGACGATCGACGAGACCCAGCGGCTCGTGAAGGTGACGAAAAACCGCCTGACCGGGCGGCTCTGCTTCCAGGGCATCGTCACGGACTTCGATGCGGCAAGCAAGCGGATCTACGAGGCGGGCGGCTCGCCGGACGGCGACTCCCCGCTGATGGGTTGGCAGGAAACGTTCAAGGAAGACGAAACGGAGGAGATTCCCTTTGACTGAAAACGAAGCGGCGCTCCACGCGGCGCACGATGTCTTCACGGAGGCGTGGCGGTTCTATCGCCGCTGCCTGTCCTACGGGCTGGAACGGCGCAGCCCCTCCGCCTTCGCGAAGGCGGCCGACGACATGGGCGAAACCTACGCGAAATTCCGGGGCACGGGCGCGGAGGCGCTCGCCGGGGACATCCTCGGCGCGGTGTATACAAGCTTCGACCGCAGATGAAGCACCGGCAAGGCGAGGCGAAGCGAAGAGACGCGGCGGCAAAGGCGTTGCTTCGCGTGGCTGGGCATTGGCAAGGAAACGTTTAGAACGGATATGCACGGGCAATGAATGGCTCCGAGTGGCCCCGCACAGGTGAAGCGAAGCAAAGCGCTGCCCAGGCGAAGGATTGACCAGAAAAGCGAGAGCAACGCGCGAGTCGTAAGGGAACGCATGGCGAGGGCGAAGCATGGCCAAACGCCGCGCGGTCAGGCGAAGGATTGACAAGGATGGCGCGGGCAATGCGACACGCAGCAATGCGGCGCAAGGGCGCGGATTGGCACAGATGAGCGAAGGCGGGGCGGAGCGCCGGAAAGCGGTGGCACTGCGGGGAAAGGCGCGGCGATGCTTTGCGTGGCAAGGCGCAGCGGCGGCTATGCTCGGCAACGCAGGGTAATGGCGATGATTGGCACCGCGAAGGCAGTGATTGGCGAAGCGCGGGCATGGCTATGCATAGCCAGGCAAAGGGGACGCATAGCAGCGGAGAGCAGCGGAAGGGCGCGGGATTGATTTGCGGTGCATGGGCAAAGCATCGCAGCGCAACGCAAAGGCGTGGCATTGCTGGGCGTCGGCATGGCATGGCGTCGTGTGGCTATGGCAGAGCACAGGAGTGCAAAGCAACGGTCTGGAAAAGACGGGGAACGCGGGGCAACGCGCGGGCAACGGGAAGATCAGTTTTGCATTGAGACGCGCGGGCGAAGGGTAGATAAGCACGAGAAGCGCGGGCGAAGGAATGCGAAGCAGGACGCGGCGCGGCGGCAAAGAACGGTTTGGCTGCGCGGAGGCAGAGGTCGGCGATGGGATGCCTCGGCAAAGGACGGGGTTGCAATGGCAATGGATTGCATAGCTTGGGCATCGGATCGGGCAGCGAAGCGGAGCCTGGCGATGCGGCGGCATTGGTTAGCAGAGACGAGCATAGCAAGGAGGCACCATGTACGGACATCTGGTGGGCGTGAAACTCTACACGCCGGACAGCATGCAGGTATTCGGGGACGGCGCGGAGACCCCGCTCCCGGACGGGGCGAAGAAGGCGGAGCCGCGGGAGGAAAGGACGCGCTGCGACCTGTGCGGGAAACCGGTCTACCGCCCGATCCCGGACATCTACGCCTGGAAGTTCCAGCGGCAGGATTTCTGGCGGGCGCGCGGAGAGGACAAGACGCGCTACGCGATCTTCTGCTCCTACAATTGCATGCGGGACGGGGAGAAGCTGGCGGAGGCGTACAAAAAAAAGCGCCGGGCATCGGCGCGGAAGTGGCCGCGGCTCAAATGCCCCGTCTGCGGTCAGATGTTCCCCTCGCGGAACGGGGCAAAGTACTGCACGCGCGCGTGCTACCTGACGGCGGTGCAGACGGACGCGCCGAAGCGGGAGCGCAAGCCGAAGCCGGAGCCGGTGGACTTGACGCTGTCGAAGGACTTCCCGTGGTCGGCGGTCGTATGAATAAGGCCCGCCCGAATGGGCGAGCCGCCGCAGGAGGGTTCCCGTGTTTGCGTCAGCCGCCGCCTATCCGGCGCGGAGTCCCGGGCATTTCAGGCTGCGCGGCCCCCTGCGGCACAAAGCCAGTATAACGGAGGACGAACAAAGAATGCAAGTAAAAATCCTTGTTTGGGTGAATCATTGCGGCTGGATCATGGGCGAGATCCGGGACGGCGGCGCGATCGTCGGCCTGCGCTTCACGAAGGCGCGCGCGGGCGCGAAGCCCTACGGCGAGGGCGCGCTGGAGGAAGTCCTCCGCTACGTGGAGGGCACCGGGTGCCACTACGATCTGGAACACGAATATTTCGCATAAAGGAGGCGTTACATGACGACGGAAGCGGAGCGCGGGCGGCAGATCCTCCTGTCCTACCGGAAGCTGTCGCGGCTCGTGGAGGTGAAGCAAGAGCGCCTGCGCGCCCTCATGGAGAGCGCGACGAGGATCACGCCGCAGCTGTCTGGCGACCGCGTCTCCGGCGGCGGCGCGGGGCGCAGGACGGAGGAGATCGTCGTCCGCCGGGTGGATCTGGAACGACAGCTGGAATCGTCCATCATGGAGCTGGAGGCGATGAGCGCCCGCATCGAGCGCGCGGTGAACGCCGTGCCCGATCTGGATCAGCGAACCCTGCTGGAGATGCGATACCTGAGCGGCGCGTCGTGGCCGCGCATCCGCGCCTTCCTTTCGATCGCGGAGGCGACCTCCTACCGCCTCCAGCGTGCCGCGCTCGCTTCGTTCGCGGCGGAATTCGAAAAAGTTGATAGTCCATGATAGTTTTAGTGTGCTAGTATGGTACAGTAGAAAACGACGCGGAGACCTCCCTCGCGTCGCTTTCGATTTTTGGGGAATTCTGGGGTGCGCCGGGGGTTTCTGCTCCTTCCCTCCGGCGCGGGCGGAAGCCCATGTTGCCGGTACGGCAGGCTGAGGTGGGAGCTGGGCTTCGATTCATGGAGAGTGAGCCAAATGGAGTATATCGGCATCGATCGCCTGCGCGACAGGCTCCGCCGGAAGGCGCCAAGGGTCGCGCTGCGCTATTCGTTCTACGAGCAGAAAAATATCTTCCGGTCGTTTAACCTGGTCGTCCCCGCGCGCTGGAACCAGATCGCGGTGTCGCTCGGCTGGGCGACGAAGGCCGTCGACAGCCTCGCGGATCGCCTGGTCTTCCGGGACTTCGCGCGCGATGCCTACGGCATGAACGAGATATTCGCCATGAACGGCCAGGATGTCCTGTCCGATTCCGCGATCCTCGCCGCGCTGATCTCCGGCTGCGCCTTCGTGTACATCTCCGAAGGCGAGAACGGGGAGCCGCGCCTTCAGGTCATCGACGGCGCGAACGCGACGGGCGTGATCGATCCGATCACGCGGATGCTCCGGGAGGGCTACGCCGTGCTGGAGCGGGACGAGAACGGCCTGCCGACTGTGGAAGCGTATTTCACGGCGGAAGAGACGGTCATCCTGCGCGGGCAGGAAGCGATCCGCTACCCGAACCCCGCGCCCTATCCGCTCCTCGTCCCGGTGGTGCACCGGCCCGACGCGCGGCGGCCCTTCGGGCACAGCCGCATAAGCCGCGCGTGCATGTCCATCCAGGACGCCGCGGCGCGCGACCTGCAAAGGGCGGAGGTCTCCGCGGAGTTCTACTCCTTCCCGCAGAAGTACGTGACGGGCCTCAGCCCGGATGCGGAATTCGATAATTTCCGCGCCTCGATCTCCTCCTTCCTCGCGCTGACCTCGGACGACAGCGGCAACCATCCGGTGCTTGGCCAGTTCCAGCAGCAGAGCATGACGCCCTTCGCGGATCTCCTTCGGATGTACGCCGGGCTGTTCGCCGGGGAAACCGGCCTGACGCTGGACGACCTCGGCTTCCCCTCGGTCAATCCGTCCTCGGCGGAGGCGATCAAGGCGAGCCACGAAACGCTCCGCGCGTCCGCAAGAAGCGCGCAGCGGGACTTTGAGATCTGCCTTTTGAACGTGGGCTACCTCGCGGCGTGCGTCCGTGACGGGGAGGCCTACGCGCGCAACCGGGTGTACGGCACGCGCGTCCGCTGGGAGCCGGTGTTCGAGCCGGACATGTCCTCGATCGGCGCGGTCGGCGACGCGGTCGGGAAACTCAACGCCGCGCTCCCGGGCTACGTGACGGCGGCGACGCTGGAGGAGCTGACCGGAATCCGGGGTGATGCGCAGTGACGGCGGAGGAACTGATCCTGTCCGTCCGCGCGTCCCTCCGGGGCATGCCGGGCGCGGCGAAGCTCCGCACGGTGCAGGACGCGCAGCGCGTCGCCGCGCAGGCGGCGAAACGCGCCGGGACGAAGCTGACCCTGAACCTCGCGGACATCCCGCGGGGCGACGTCCGGCAAGTCGTCTTCGAGACGGTGCGCGAAATCGACCGCGTTGCGGCGGAGGCCGCAAGGCGGATGCAGGTGTACCGCGCGCAGCAGTACGGGGAGGAAAACCTCGGCGTCGCGGAGACGCCCTTTAACGCGAACCGCGCGCGCAACCTCGCGACCTACGCCGACGGCCTGCTGGAGCATGAGGCGACGGAAGGCGG